ATGTAGAGGTAGGGTGTGATATTTCACCCTCCCCCCCGGTCATCAACATTGTTTTGTGCGTAGACTTTTCGATACATACCATTGATGTTGAAGCTTACAATCTCATTGATTGCATCATCAACTGCTTTACTATAATCTGCATCAGACAAGTCATCTGATGTCTTAGAAATCCTTGCAAGATAGTTGCATGTGAAATACTTCATGTCCTCATCAAATCGTTTCCACTGATCCCATTGCACGAAGGGGTCAAATGGATTATCTATAGTAGTTAACATCATGTCTTTCATCATGACCCTTCTCCTTTCAATGCTCTTGATAACATAGAAACAGAGACGCCAAGTGCATCTGCAATTTCAGATAATGCTCTACCTTGTGATTGATAGATTCTAGCACGAGCAACTTTGCTATCAGACATTACAGTCTTAGTTCTTGGAATTGCATAAGATTGCACAACATCTAAGTTCGTGTTGCTTAAGATCTGTTGTAACAAGTTAGTACTAATTGCGCCAGCTTCAATAGCATCCCATTCTTTTTGTGTAATTGGAACAGGTTGTTTGTTAGCACCAACTCTAACACGTTGTGTTGCTAGTATTTGGCCTCTAAGTTTCTTGATTTGAGACGCATCCATATCGGGATTAGCTTCTACTCTTATCCTAAGTATCTTGTTGCCAGTAGTATGCACTCGTCTCTCAAAGGGCTTATTAGCTTTTGCAATATCGAGCTTTGCGTTAAGTGATGCTACTTCAGGTGCATATGCTAACTTAGCCGATTGATTATAAGGTGACATCTTAATAGAGGCGGACTCTTTACGTGCTAGATCACCAAGTGCTTTCATTGAATTAGCATAATTAGCATATACAATTTCAATTTCTTCACGAGACTTACTAATAAGAGTATAGGCGTCATTTGTTTCATACATCTTTGTAGATTTTGGGTTGTGCAGTTTAATAAACTTACCCTTCTTATTAGTATATCCTTCGTTAGTGTAGTTATAAACCTTCTCTCCTGTTTTAACATCAACAGAGTAAGCTCCTTTTCTAACAAGAGTGCGTCCAGTAGCAAGGGCTTGATCTTTGGTAAGGGGTTTCCTTTTGAAGGGGCGTTCTTCTGAAGAAGATCGGCTGATTAAAGTAGAAGAACCTCTTGGATTTGTTAGAGTTCCACCTTGATACTCGACCTTCAACTCGGCTATCCTGTTATCTATATAGGACTGCTTATAATTGAGCTCGTGTTTCTCAGCATCGATTACAACCATGCTATGTTTTACTGCACGTATAACTTTATCGAGTGGAGCGCCTCTGACTTGCATGTCTGAAATAAGATTAGATATCTTACCCATTTGATCGCCCTTTTGTTGAGCGGTCATTACGGGGATACCTTTAACTGGTGGATAAGCTTTCTTAGGGTTAAACTCCTGTAGATCTTTTACAGTAGCAGAGGCTCTAATTGTCTTTGGGTTATAAGGAATGGCTATAACAGTATCGCCATCGAAGTCAGCACCTGAAAGCTTTTGTGCTGTATGAGGGGTGGTGCCAATAGCATCGGTGCCGTTACCAAGAACACTAATTGCTTCTTTATTCTTTAGATTGTTAGTTACGATAGGAATCTCAAATGTTCCAGCATGTGGATAACGAATAAGAACTAGTTGCTCTCCTGGCCTATAACTAGGAGAATAGCATTCATTATCTTTCAACGATGTAATTGGTATAAGAACATTAGATGTTTGACGAGGTAAGGCTGCTGCTTTTAGATGAACAGCTTTTGAATCACAATCATCAGCAAACGAATCTAACAATCTTTGTTTAACAGCAGCTTGAGTAATCTTTGAGTATGAATCAAAGGTGTCCTTTTGATCAAGATATGCTAGATTTAATTGTTGCTTGGCAAGTTCGGTAGGTTGTTTTGATAGGAACTGACTAGATAAAGTCTTGCTCCATGTCTGCCAACCACCTTCAACACCAGAGTCTTGTTTACCAACAAAACCAACAATGTTTAAAGCAGATTGTTGTTCTTTTCCTTTTTTGTCTGTGTATGTGGTTTGTCGAATACTAGCACCAAATTCGTTGATCTTCTGTTTTCCATCTTTATCAACATATATTGATCCGCCATCCTCAATATCCACAACCTTGTTCATCTTTTTCATGGCACCAAGTTTACCAACAGATGAATCTTTGACCGTATTATAAACAACATCAACTCCATCAGGCATATCACCATAGGCATATATAACCATGCCCTTCATATAGTGAGTACCATCAACAGCGACTCGTGCTTGCCCATAATGTTTATCGGGAGGAAGTGCTAAATCTGGAACACCTCTTCTAATTTGTATTACTCCATCCATGTTAGAACCAGATGGAATATCATTATCAAAGCGAACCATAACACGTTTGGAATCAATAGAGACAGGAGGCTTCACTGTGTTAAAAGTAAGGCCGTCGTCGGAAGACCACGCACCCATTAATTGAATATCTTCTGCATGCTTAGAAGCAAAAAGATAAGCAATTTTATAATCTTTCTCGTCCTTAGTTAGTTTCTTCCATGCAGTTGGATCTTTGATAATATAATCAGCTTTTGCTTTTGCCATTGTTTCAGGAGATAATAAAGCACGAACAGTTGTCTTATTAGCAGTTCCCATTTGTTGAGTTTGAATAGGCGCGAGAACATATCCTTTTTCTTTGAGTTCAGCAACAGCTGTGTCCATCTTTGTTTTATTCACGCCAATTAGATAATTTGAAGCTTCGCCAACGTCAATCATTCCTTTTTTATCTGCTTCAGATTGAATCGTATCTCGTGTTGCTGCAGTTGCTTTATGCCTTTCTTGTATCTCAGGCTTTAACCAATTACCAACACTATTTGGACTTGCTCCCATTCTTCTAGCAATAGCGACATCAGAGTTTCCCTTGGCTCTTAGTCTATACGCCATGGCAGCTCTTGCCGCATAAGCAGCTTCTGATTCCACATGTATCTTTGCACGAAGTGCAGTTGTGTTTGTTAATCCGAAACTCTTAGCGATGTCAGGATCAGACATTCCTTCTTTTCGAAGCTCAGAAACAAGTGTTCCAAACGATTTAGATCGTTGTGGGTTCTTACCAGAACCATATGGATATCTTCCACTGTGACGAGGCGTGCCAGTATGTTTTATTAAATATGCCATCGGTTCCTAAGCCTCCTTAATCTTTCAATTCATTAATTCTTTTATCGAATTTCATAATGCGTTCCATGATAAAGAAAATATCTTCAGCAATAGGATTTGCAACAAGTACTTCATCTAATTGATAAAGACGAAGTTCTATGTCAATGTCACGAGGATTAAAACTATACTCAAGACAAAATAAAGCTGCATATACTTCTAATTGTTTAATCGATGCTGGAGTGCGTCCATTCTTTAAATCATGAATTCGAAGTAATTTATTTTTGAAAGATATAGAGTCTGCTGTACCAAAGGCATTAAAAGAATAGAATAAACAAACTTCAGTGTCCATTCTAAATCCAATTCCATCATTGACATACATGTTTAAAGTCTTATTGATCCTTGGTAATTTAACACCAAGTTTAATCAATTTTGCGGCAAGCTCATGGAGCTCTGTGCCTTGTTGTGAAGCGCGCCAATTGGTATACACAGCATCTAGTTTACCGTCATCATAATTCACCCATGAATATTTACTGGGTGAAAGAAAGGCGTGGGCATTTTCAAGATTTGGATGGTAGTTAAACTTCATACCAAACGATATCTCCTTTCCAGTTCGGATAAAACTTCATCTTTGTTTTCTGGATACACAAACATTGCGTTATTACTTAAAGGAGACTCTTCAACATAATATCCTTGATTGGGTCGTTTCTTCGAAGATGAGGTTTTTTTACCTTCAAGTAAAACATATCGTCCGTTTGGAAAAATAACAGTTGCATCTGGAATCCCTTGAATATAATTAGCATCATTGATAAGGACTTCAGATCCAGGAAGGCATTCTCGAATTTCTTTATAAAGCTCACTCTTGAATTCAGATTCTTTCTTTATCATATATCGCCTCCTTTTGAGCAAAAAGAAAGAGTAAGTGTAGGGACTTTGTCCCGTGTCGCGAACACCTCACTCTCTCATTATAGGGCATGTTTTTATTGCGACCCCTCGAACTCCTTTGTGATCCATCTTTTCTCATTAAAGTTCTCTTTATTCTCTAATGATGTCTGTATGGCTAGTTCAATTGGTGCTATAGAAATAAGGTGATAATAATAGAGATGAAGAAATGTTGTATTCATTCGATCTATTCTTCCTGCAGATTGTATAAGTGCTTTGTATGAATATGTTTGTGAATAGAACACAATACAATCGGTATCAATACAATTCCAAGCTTCCTTTGCTGCTGTGTATTGACATAGATACACCCAGAACTTCGTGTTTGGAATATCATCATGGTTGTGACCGTTCCACTCAGAATAAACAATATCGTTGGAACCACACCAATCTCGAAGAACTTGAAGTTCATAATTAAAATTATAGAATACTATTACTTTACTATGTCGAGCGTAAATTGATGAAATAGCTTTAACTCTCGATTCGTCTGAATTGATAAGTCTTCGTAGTAGATAACATAATTGGGAAATATCACGAATTGGTTTGTTATCAAAAATATTCCATCGTCTTTGGGATAAAGTGTTATAATGATTTTGATTAAATTCACATATGATATCTTTATGATGTTGAGTGGTAGCACGTTGATCATACATATCAACAATGATACTATCTCGATTTCGAATCAAGCGAGGAACATTGAAATATCGATCTACTTTAGGATACTTAGAAAAGCGACTCCACATCACATGCTCTCGCTCAAACTCGGTTTTGTTTTTATAGAAACCATTAGCTAGAAATACTGGCATATACTCTAACCAAGTATCTCCTGGAGTTGCCGATAAAAGTATCCACGAATTGTTTTTAGTAATCTTAAGAAAGGACTGCGTCCATGCTCCATATCCAATAACCTTTGATTCATCAAATATAAACATTGCACTCTTAATATGTTCATACTTTTTAATATTATTCCACGAATCAATAC